TACTGCTAGAATATTTTCTAGTGTACCTTCTGCCATTTCTGTTGAAATTTGAACCTGCATAGCAGATTTAAATAGCTTAGCTGTATCTAGCAACTGATCAACAGTTACTGAATCATATGTTGGCTGGTAGCTGATCTGAAGACCATTGTTTGTAAAACCTACGTTACGGTATGCTGCTGCATCCGCTCCGCCTACTGTGTTTACATCTAGTGTGTTAAGTGTTTTCCAATATTCTACACCATTAGCAAACGCTGGAACCTTTGTAGATGGTCCCTTTGTTGCTGGTGATACTATTGCTGTTCCTGATCTGAGAGCTCCTGCTTCCATATCTGCTACGTATCCAGCTGTTGTGGAATCGTTTACAGACAAGAATAGAGGTGATGCACCGACAAGAATATTTTTTGCATTTCCGACATTTTGTGCCATTGTTATTTCTCCTTCATTTCATGAAATTAATATATATATTTGGCTGGCTAGGCCCTTTCCTCTGTTCTAATTTTACTCTACTACTTCATAAAAGGCAAATTAAGCAAACCTGCCTAGGCCATTTGTTATCCTAGAGTATTTTACCTCTAATATTACATCTGCCGCATAGAAGCCTTGTATCTCTTCTGATGGGGCTGTAGATGATATATCTGCTATATGGATACTATGAAACTTGAATTTATCTGATAGCCCCGCCCACTTATTGACATCCCTTGCAGACTCATCCATTCTTCTAAACTCATCGGTTAAAAAGTTTCTTATTTCAACAATATCGAGGAGGTCTGGGGAATATAGGGTCAACAGTATTTGTTCACAGCAAATCATCCAGTTGTTCTCATAAGACATTCCTATCTTATCATAGACTATGTGCTTCTTGCCGCTCAAAAATTGATTCATTTCTGGTTGTTGCTGCACTGGAACAATTGGAACAAGGGTTTCATTCAAGTTATCTGAGTAGTAGTCATCTGCATCAAATATGCTGAGATCTGTAAGTCTACTCCATAGGAATTTTCTTATTTCAAACATCGCATCTAATTTATAATTAGCCATGTGCTAACCTCGCAAATGCTGCTGATGTGGCAGCTTCCGCTTCATTTGCTAATTGATTTGCAGAGAAGCTATACTTAACTGTCTTAATTTGTGCGGGAACTCCCAAGGCTCTGGATAAAGATGAGTTAAAAAGTCTTTGGAACCCCGATTTTTTTATAGACATATTAACTAGCTGACCAGTAAAAAAATATCTATAAGCGGAAAAGAAAGAATTTTTAACTGCTGCTCCACCTGGTTTTCTAACGGTAACCGACTGGCCTTTAGGCATAAAAACTGTATATCCATTTACATCAAATACTAATCTTTCTGAAAATCTAGGGGCAATGATTACAGTCTTTCCTTCTTCCATAATAGAAGCTTTTTTTATAAATACATGCTTGTTATTAGAATTCTCAGATGGAACAAATGATTTAGAATCAATTAATTCATAATTAACCTTTAGAGATAGGCCATCTGCTGGCAATTTATTTAATTTAAATAGCCTTGCCTCATCCTGACCAACTCTACCCCATTCATAAACATGGTGAAAAGACTTTGGAGATGTTCTTGCTTTTGCATCTATATAATCGCCAAAGTCAACTTCAAGTTGATCAAAGATTACATTTCTAAATGCAGATTGAAATTGTGGGTTTGATGCTAATTTTGCCATCACATTTGTTTTGTAGAATAATGCTGCAGATATTTGTGCAACAGTACTATCCCTTATTGCACCACTAACTGGCTTCTTAGACATTAAGTTAACTAATCCGCTTGCTGCTTTAATTGCTAAAATTTCAGATGCCAATTTGCTGATTCTCCGCTCTTTCTAATGAGGAGTTATATCCAACAACATTTCCAAACGGGTCTGATATTGGAGTTGTTCCTGCCACATCAAATACCGTATCAGTATCATTTGGATAATTTAATTCATACCAGATAGGTTTGCCATTTACATCTCTAATATTTTTTACTTTATCTCTAGCAGTTAGCCTATCAGATGTTCTTACTTCTATATATTGATCATTAGAATATTTATTTGTAAATTTTTGTCTGTCATTACCTTTACCGCCGTTTTGGCTAATAATTCCACGGGCGTAACAATCTATTGTTTTAATATAAGAAAATTCTCTAACCATTGCGCCAGTGTTTGAATCCTGCCGTTCTGATTGACGGTAGACATCCATTTTCATGGTCATTAAACCATCAACCACGTCAAACATTACACCAGTACCATTTGTGTTATAACGTAGTCTGCTAGAAGCCTATCTGCGTAAGAAGATCCAGTTCCGTTAAATGCCTCTGAAGAATATTCAAAATCCCAATCTGTTGTAGAGATTTTTTTAACATATCTATCTCTCCACACACGATCTTTTGCAAAGTACATCTTCATTAGCTCAACCGCTGCGTCTCTAACTTCATTTGGAATATAATCCCAGCCAAATCTTGCATAAACTTTATACGACTTTGATCTTCTAAAAATATTTGGGGAAGAGTCATTTATTGAAGGCGGCACCATTCCATTTGCAATATATACATCATCATTGATGCCAGCAAAATGGTTTGCTCTTATTCCAAATCCACTTACTGTATTTTCAACAACTATGCCTAAATTATTAATGCTGTTAATATTGTCTACCAATAGTTCATCATTAGCATATAGGGTATGTAGTCGATTTATTTTCTTAGGCATTGAAAGTGTATCTGAATCACTTCCTATCGTAAAGAATCTATCATCATGCAAATAAAACTTTTGTCCAGTGTGTCCTTCAATTATGTTTCTTGCATATCTTTCCGCCAACTTTAACTCTTGATGTGTCCTATGACTTGGATCATTTGAATCTGAACCAAGACCCATCTCTTGAGCTGCCTCTTGAATATCAACGTATGGAGTAACAATATCTAGGTAGGTTGTAGTTGAGTATGCAACTGAGTTGAACTGCCAATCCCAAACTAACTTAAACTTTCTATTTCTTGTTGAATGCTGCACTGGCAGATAAACACTAAATGATCCTTGGTCAACTTCACTCGCTTCTGCTGTTACAGTAGCAATAATTGATGATGGACTAATCTGTGGAGAAACAAGCGGATCACCAGTTATGTCATAAAATTTTACAACTACGGATGATGTTGGCGTTATAGCTTCACCTTTTACGTAAAGTTTTGTTGTTGCTGCCGTGCTTGTGTTTATGTATATCTCTGCCATGTGTTAGGCTTAGTTGTAATACTCCTGTACTTCTCTAGGTGTAGCCAATCTAAACCCTTCCTCCTTATCAAAAATTTCTTGAGCCACATCTGGCTTCATTGCTACAAATGGGTGCTCTAGTGTGAATGTAAAACCTAGTGCATCGTATCTGTAGTTTGGTCGATCCATTTTTACTAGAACCATATCTTCATCTAGCTTTTGATTTGGATCTAGTCTAGGAAGAATTTCATCTGCATCTTCTTTTGCGTTCTCAATGTTTTTAAGTGTACCTTGATATACTGACCAAGTTACTCCTTCTTCTGAAAGTGATGCAATAATATCTGCTTTGTTTTTTAGGCCGTCCACATCAACTGCGAAGTCCGCTGCTAATGCTTTTAAATCCTTGACCTTAAGTGTGTCAAATGACATATATATACTCCTTTGGTATGTATATAAATTATAGCACTATAAAATTAAAATGAAAAGCCCCTAAAATTAATTAGGGGCCTTTCCAGCAAGTTATTTCTTAAATTAAGAAGCAACCTTAACGTCTTTAACGACTACCCATGCGTCTGCCTGCTCAATTTGGGTACCCACGCGAGTATACATTGTATATTCGATTGAGTCCTTCTTTGGCCAGAAGAAGCGGTAAACAGTTACATCGCGCTTGATACCAATAACAACGTTATTTGGGAATGTCAAGTGGACGTCTCCGTGCTCTCCTGTTGGTGTTGCATATGATCCTACTTGAGTTTCCTTAAGTAGTGGAACTTCAACAATTGGAATACCAAATGCGAATGGTGCAACATATCCTGCTGGACCACCTAGAGCACCTTCGTTTCCACGGATAATGCTTGAAGCAATATCTTGTGGGTTAACGTTTTGGATGTTCTGTGAGTTTGAATACAAGTAATCTTGTATAAGGTTTGAGCCTGCAAGGAAGCGTAGGTCTGGACGACGTTGCTTGTACTTACGTGGCATTGCCTTTAGAGCCTTGTTGAAGATGTCACGAGACACTGCTGCGCCCGCTCCAGCTACTACACGACCATTTGTCTTTGCAATCTTGACAATACCGTCGAATGCCTTATAAAGGTTATCTCCAGTTAGAGCTGTGTTACCGTTAAGGACTACGTCCTCAAGGTCGTTACCAGCTTGTGTTGCCATGAGTCTTGCAATGTGATCTTCTAGATCTGCACCTTCAATGTTGTCTTCTAGAGACTCAGTTGAAAGCTCCCAATCTAGGCGAAGTTTCTTTGTTGTGAGAGAAATCTTTGAGAACTGTACGGCTGCATTTGAGCCAGTGTTCTCTGCTTCAGATGCAAGCTTCATAAGCTTTTCTCCGACGCCGATACGATCAATCTCTGTAGTGTCAGCTCTCATTCGAACTGTACGTGCTACCTTACCGATTACTGTTGCATCGAACATGTAATCAAGGAATCTTGCGGATTGCTCAGGATTGAGCAAGCCTCCCTTACCCTCGGAACCTACGTGAATTCCG